CTGCGTAATCCAAGGTTACCAAGCAGTTTTTGCCTCTAGTAATGATAGTCCAATTTTTAAAAATTGTTTATTTATTGGAGGTGGAGGTCCATATTGCTCTAGAAACACTTCTACGATTAATTGTGTAGCTATAGCTCCAGGTGGAAGTCTTGGGTTATTTTATACAGGATACCACATAGGTAGTATTTCTATAGGTGGGGCATTTGGTTTTCAAGAATGTTATGATGAATCTTTTGAAGACTCTTCTGCAGGAAGTAGGGGATCATGTTATAATTGTTTATCTGTAGGAGCTAGTACTGCGGGATTTTTCAATTGCACAGGATATAATAACATGGCATTAGGTGCTAGACTTGATGGATTTAACTTCGCAAATGCTAATCAAATGATAGGGGCATTTTCATTAAACTGCGGAAGAGGATCTAGAGCTACTGATGGTAGTCTTACTTATATGGGACCTACTGACTCATTATTATATAGTGTATATTATGCTACTCTTAATTCAGCCCCTGTAAATAGTGGAACTGTAAACAATGCCCCTCATGTTGGTTTCAGTATCAATACATTACGTCATATTCAAAAAGCGTTTGAACCTTTAAACACAATGCCCTCAGGAACGGCTGATACCAATTATGCTGCATGGGGTTTAAAAGCACAGGCCGTAACTCGTTCTTACCTACCCACTGACTATGAAGGTACATCAGGTACTGCAGGATCTTATCCTACTTTAAACTGGGGTATTCCTGCAGAGGATGTTATAGGAAAACCAATCAATCCATCTCAATGGATCAATCCTGGTCCTTATTACATAAATTCAAGCCAATCCATTGATGTTTCAAATACATCAGGAAGTGAATTTTCTATAAGGATAGATGGTTACGGAGGTATGAATTTTGATCTTCCTGTATCAGCATCTCAACCATTTACAGCCTCAGTAGCTGTTAAATACAATGTATCCTCAGTACCTCCGATAATGATGATAAGTTCAAGTTTATATAGTGCAATTGAGGTTGAATTTACTCCCTTATCAGCTCAGGCAACAGGTACAGGAGATCAGACAGGTGCATGGCAAACCTTGACAATAACAGGATCATCAACTGCTAATAACATATTAAATCTGAAATTATTACAAGGTGATGGTAATCCAACAGGTTCTTCATTTGCAATATTCTCAAACTTACAAGTAAATGAATAATGGCTAAGAACATTCTATATAAAGGTGACATTGGTAGAGAATTAGGGTTAGGTAAAAATGTTCTTTACAAAGGAGATTTTGCTAGATTAGTGGCCCCTTTAACTATAACAGCAGCTCCCACACCACCACCTTTACCTGGAATTGCAAATTTCGGTGGAGTTACAATAGCTAATTTAGCTAGTATAAATGGAGTATTAAAAGCAAACATAGATAGTATAAATGGGATATCTTAATTTGGTTTTTAGGAAAAAACTTGTTATATTAAAAACATGTTTTGGATACTTGAGACTGAAGATCAGATAAAGAAATTTGTAAGTAAAAATTTTAAAGAAGTTTTTATTGATATTATACCTATCTCTAAAACCCTACATCCTTCCCAAAATAATGTTAGTATAATTTATATAAGACCTATTAATCATATTAAAGGATATATGATTGGAAGTTGTCATAACGACATTAAAAATGTAAATATAAATTTACTACAAACTTTTTTGAATACATTTGATGTTATCTATACATTAGATAAAAAGGATTTTCTTTACTATTTCATTCATAAGAATGTAATTGATTTAAACTTTATTTCTAAGTTAAATTTAGAAACTATATCTCTACCAATTTATGATTCTTTAGATAATAATATAGTTCCTTTACCCAAACTTTATGAAGTATCAGATTTCAAATATGAACAAGTAAGGCACTTATTTACCAAACCAGCAAATAAATTTTATAATAACCAATATACTAAAGTATTTTTTTGGATTGAACAAAATGGGTTACCTATTAAAGATGGATTTCTTTACACTAAATTTAATTTAAATACTACAACTACTCGCCCTGCAAATTCATTTAATGGTATAAATTTTATGGCTTTACCTAAAGATAGTGAAATCAAAAAGCAAATTATACCACACAATGATATGTTAGTAGAATTTGATATAAGCGCATATCATGTTATATTAGCATCTAAATTAATAGGATATGACTTTGGTGGAATTGATATTCATTCGCATTTCTCAAAATTATATAACACAGATTATAAAAAAGCAAAGGAATTAACTTTTAAACAGTTATATGGAGGGGTGTTTGAAGAATATAAAAATTTAGAATTCTTTAAGAAAATTGAAATTTATCAAGATAATTTATGGGATACTTTTCAACATCAGGGTTGGATAGAATGTCCAATTTCATTTTACAAATTCTATAAAAAGGATTTAGAAAATATGAATCCTCAAAAGCTTTTTAATTATCTTCTACAAAATTTTGAGACTGCAAATAATGTTACTATTCTTACAAAAATTATCAAGCTATTAAAATCTAAAAAAACTACAATTATTCATTATGTTTACGATTCTTTTTTATTTGACATAGACAAAACTGAAAAGAATTTAATAAAAGAAATTGGAAATATTTTTTTAGAAGAAAATTTTCAAGTTAAAATAAGTTATGGAAAAAGTTATGATTCTCTCAAATCTTTATGATATGTATGACTATACAATTAAATTTGAGGATTTGGCGAATAAGCTTTTTTGTACCTTTACTCCCTTTAATACTTTAGATAAATTATTAGAAAATATTCAAGTTAATTATATTTTATCTAATAATAAAATTTTTATCCTTCATGTTAAAAGTACTAATGAGTATGTATGTACTTACAATCTAGACCCTTCCTCAAAAACCTTCCCAGAAAATACAATTTTGGTTCATAGAAAAAAAGAATCAAATACTCTTTATACTATTAATGCTTTAAATGAATTAATTAAAAAATTAAATGGAGGAGTTGTAGATACTTCTTATAAAATTAATTGGGGGCATTATAGCAATTGTATCTTATTAACTCAACAAAATGAGTTGAAGCAATTAAATACAAAGCTTCACAAAATTCTTGAACTTTAGTTTGGCTTTTCAATAAGCTTTTCGTATCATTGATTACAATTTAATAATCAATTAATAATTTATCTTTTATGGATTTAAGTGCTATTAAGAACAAGTTGCAAAACATGCAGCAAAAACCAAAAGGAGCAAAAGTCGATTATGAAAAAATCTTCTGGAAACCTCCTGTTGGGAAAACACAAGTTAGGGTTATTCCTTCAAAATTTGATAAAACAAACCCTTTTAAAGAATTATTTTTCCATTATGGAATTACAAACAAAGTAATGATTTCTCCAACTTCATTTGGGGAAAAAGATCCAATTGCTGAGTTTGCTCGTCAACTACGTCAATCCAATGATAAAGAGAATTGGAGACTAGCTAAAAAACTAGATCCAAAAATGAGAGTTTTTGTACCTGTAATTGTTAGAGGGGAGGAAGACAAAGGTGTTCGTCTATGGCAATTTGGTAAAGAAATGTACATGGAATTTTTGTCTATGGCTGATGATGATGATATTGGTGATTTTACTGATATTATTGAGGGTCGTGATTTTACTGTAGATACAGTAGGACCTGAAGTTACTGGTACAGCTTATAACAAATCTAGTATTCGTCCTCGTACTAAAATTACCCCACTTTCAGAGGATTCATCTCAAGTAGAAAAATGGTTAGAAGAACAACCCGACCCATCAACTCTATTCAAGCGTTATACATTCGAAGAAATGAAAGAGGCTTTGGAAAAATGGTTGACCCCTGAAGAAGATGAAGAAGAGGTATATGAAGAAGGAACAATTATTGATGAAGATAGTAATGAGGTTTCTTCTTCTGATTCCTATGCCTTAAAGACAGCTAAAAAAGTAAGCAAAACTGACAAGTTTGATGCTTTATTTGATGAAGATGAAAATAATTAATGCTTAATCAGAATTTATGGCTAAAGGTACAAAAAAATCAGTTACAGAAGCAGTTAGTGCAGAATTAAAATCTAAATTTAATCTTAATAACTTTAAAGATAAGAAAGGTCTTAAAAGTAATGTCAAATTCAAAGACCAAAAATGGTTACCTTTATCCCCAGCATTTCAAGAAATTACCTCAGTTCCGGGTATTCCTTTAGGTCACATTGTGATTCTAAGGGGACACTCGGATACAGGTAAAACTACAGCTTTAATCGAAGCCGCAGTATCTGCTCAAAAATCAAGAATTCTTCCAGTATTCATTATTACTGAGATGAAATGGAATTGGGAACATGCTATGCAAATGGGATTTGAAGTTGAAGAGATTAAAGATGAAAATGGGGAAATTGAAAATTATGAAGGATTTTTCTTATATGCAGATAGAGAAACACTTCATACAATTGAAGATGTAGCTCACTTTATTTTGGATTTATTAGATGAACAGAAAAAAGGAAATTTACCTTATGACTTATTGTTTCTATGGGATTCAATTGGATCTGTACCCTGTGAAATGTCTGTGAAATCTAATAAAAATAATAATGAATGGAATGCAGGAGCAATGTCCACTCAATTTGGAAATGGGGTTAATCAATTAATTACTTTATCAAGAAAAGAATCATCACCTTATACCAATACATTAGTTTGTGTGAATAAGGTATGGACTGCAAAAGCTGAAACTCCTATGAGTCAACCTAAATTGATGAATAAAGGAGGATTTGCTATGTGGTTTGATGCTACATTTGTTGTTACTTTTGGTAATATTTCAAACGCTGGAACATCCAAGATTAAAGCAATCAAAGATGGAAAACAAGTTGAATTTGCTAAAAGAACTAATATTCAGATTGATAAAAATCATATTAATGGGGTTACCACTAGAGGTAGAATTATTATGACACCTCATGGTTTTATCCTGGATACAGATAAAGCAATTAAAGATTATAAAAATGAACATGCTTCTGAATGGAGTAAGATTTTAGGAGGAGGTGATTTTTCTATTATTGAAGAAGATGCTTCTCTTGACCCTATCTCAGAATTTATTCAAGAACCAGATTAATAATGGGAAAAAAAGAATATCTCAATATTCTCAATTCAATTATTGAGGATAAGCCAGATGCTACTAAAAAACAAACTGATAGAGTACTACTGATTGATGGATTAAATCTATTTTTTAGAAACTTTGCAGTTTTAAATTATCTAAATTCTGAAGGAACTCACATTGGCGGCCTGGGAGGTTTTCTCAGGTCGCTTGGGTTTCTTATAAATCAATTTCAACCTACAAGTGTATATATTATATTTGATGGGCCTGGTTCTACTGTAAATAGAAAAAACTTACTTTCTGAGTATAAAGAGAACAGAAATTTAGTTAGAGTAAATTGGGAAGTATTTGATGATAAAGATGATGAAGATGAAGCTAAATATAACCAATTGGTAAGATTAACTCATTATCTACAATGTTTACCTATTAAAACTATTTCTTTAGAAAAAGCTGAAGCTGATGATATAATTGCATATTTAGCTACAACTCTAGATAAAGAGTATAATTCTAAAGTTGTAATCACATCAAGTGATAAAGATTTTCTGCAGTTAGTAAATGATAATATTACTGTTTATAGACCCATAGAAAAAAAGCTATATACACCTAAAATTGTGTTTGATGAATTTGGTGTGCTACCTTCAAACTTTATTTTATATAAAACTTTAGTAGGAGATACCTCAGATAAAATTAAAGGAGTTAAAGGTTTAGGAACCAAAAAAATACCAAAATTATTCCCTGAATTAAGTTTGGAACCCCAAACTTTAGATGGCATCTTTAAAAAATGTGAAGAACAATATAAGGATAATATTATATATTCAAGAATTATATTAAATTCACATGAGATTCAAAATTATTTCAAAATCATGAATTTGCATAATCCTATGCTAAAAGATTCAGATAAAGAATATTTAGAAAATCAAATTAAAGAACCAATCAGTGAGTTAAGACAAAAAGATTTTATTGATCTTTATAATCATGATGGGGTTGGTAAAATTATTAGAAATGTTGAATTTTGGTTAAAAGATATATTTGATAATCTTCAAAAATATAAGTTATGACATTAAATACACTTTCAAGTTATGGTACAGGATTCCAAATTAAAGCTATCTCTTGTATGCTCACTGATAAAAAACTCCTCCAAACTATACATGATATAGTTTCAGATGAGTATTTTGAAAATCAAGGACAAAAATGGATAGTACAACAAATTTTAAAATATTATGAAAAGTATCATTGTCCCCCAACAATAGAAGTACTAAAAGTAGAATTAAAAAAACTTAAAAACGAAGTTCTTCAAATATCAATTAAAGAACAACTTAGAGAAGCATATACAGCATCTGAAGATGATTTAGAATATATTGGAACTGAATTTTCTAATTTTTGTAAAAACCAACAATTAAAAAAAGCTCTTTTAAATTCAGTTGATCTACTAAATGCTGGGGAATATGATGCTATTAGAGGATTAGTTGATAATGCTTTAAAAGCAGGTCAAGATAAAGATATTGGCCATGAATATGATAAAGATACTGAATCTAGATATCGAGAAGAACATAGACAAATTGTATCTACTCCATGGAAAGAAATTAATGAGATTACTCAAGGTGGATTAGGAAATGGAGATTTTGGATTAATATTTGGTAATCCTGGAGGAGGAAAATCTTGGACTTTAGTTGCTTTAGGTGGTTATGCTGTAGAACAAGGGTTTAATGTAATACATTATACTTTAGAGTTAGGAGCTCAATATGTAGGAAGAAGATATGATGCTTATTTTACTAATATAAATGTAAGTGATATAACTAACCACAGAGGTAATATTGAATCCAAAATCCAAAATCTTCCAGGAAAACTTATTATTAAAGAATATCCACCTATGAGAGCCTCAATATCTACTATTGAATCTCATATTCAAAAATGTAAGGATTTAGGTTTTGCTCCTGACCTTATTATTATTGATTATGTTGACTTATTATCTACCAGAAAAAAGTCAATAGATAGGAAAGGGGAAATAGATGATATTTATATTAGCACTAAAGGATTAGCCCGACAATTAAATCTCCCAATTTGGTCTGTATCTCAAGTAAATAGAGCAGGAGCCAAAGATGATATTATTGAAGGGGATAAAGCAGCAGGTTCTTACGACAAAATTATGATTACAGATTTAGCTATGTCACTTTCAAGAAAACGCAAAGATAAAGTGAATGGTACCGGAAGACTTCATATTATGAAAAATAGATATGGGATGGATGGTATGACTTATGGCGTTAAAGTTGATATTTCTACTGGACATTTTGAGCTATCTGAATATGATGGGGAAGAAGAATCTGAAGATAATGCTCCTGTAAATTTTGATCAAGTTAGTCCGGTGGAAAAAAGACATTTACAAAATAAATTCTTTGCATTATCTAAATCTTAAAAAATGAAAAGAAATCTTACTAAGGAACGTATTATTTACAAGCCTTTCGAATATCCGGAGGCTTTTGATTACTGGCTAAAACAACAACAGGCCCATTGGCTCCCTACAGAGATCCCCATGATGTCTGATATCAATGATTGGAAACAAAACCTCTCAAAAACCGAAAAAAATATAATTGGTTCAATATTAAAAGGCTTTGCTCAAACTGAGACAGTTGTAAATGATTATTGGACAGGTTTAGTTACAAAATGGTTTCGAAAACCCGAAATAATTATGATGGCCACCACATTTGGGGCAATGGAAACAATACATGCGGAAGCTTATTCTTTATTAAATGAAACACTGGGACTTGATGACTTTAGCGAATTTCTCGAAGACGAAACTACAATGGCTAAGATTGAGAATCTTATGTCAGTTAGGGATAGTTTTAATAGCGAAAAAAA